CAGCACACACGAAAGCCGTGAACCATTGGCTTTTTGTGTAGTCGTCGCTCATGGCGTCGAAACTAGCGAGCCCCTCTGACAGACCGATTTCGGGGGGGGTGATTGCATTCGCCATTTCGACCGCCGTCCGAATAACAATTCTCCGCTAAGTGTCTGCAACCTAACCGTGACCGATGTCACGCGCAAGCGGTGGCACCTATTTCGCAGACCGCAGGTCGTCAAGGTCGCCAGCCAGTTCGGCATCCATGCCAGCCATGAGGTGGCCGTAGCGATCCATCGTGATCGCGATCGAGGCGTGGCCAAGCCGCTGCTGGATCGCCTTCGGGTGAGCGCCAGCATTGATTGCCAGCGCCACAGAGGTGTGGCGAAGATCGTGAAAGCGGGGCATGTTGACGAAGGCTGGCTTGTAGTTCCTGATGACCTGCTCCCCCATGCCGGCGGCGTAGCAGGCTGGATACCAGATGTTGCGTCGGAAGCTCTGAGAGATCGGGTTGCCGAATGACGAGGTGAAGATCAGGTCGCTCGGCTTCGGGCCGGTGAACTGGTCAAGGTGTGCTTGCAGTTCGATCGCCACCGACTCAGGCAGCACGATCGTGCGCCGGCCAGCCGCAGTTTTCGGGTCTTCTCTCAGCCATTGTTTGTTGAGAAACATCAGCTGCCCGGCGACCGTTATGCGCGCGCCTTGGACATCCATGCGACGCAGACCGACAAGTTCAGACCAGCGCAAGCCGCCATAGGCAGCGACCAAGACGAGGCACTTGTAGCGCTCGGGAATGGCAGCGGCGATTCCTTCGATCTGCTCAACGGTGAAGGTCTCCATGTCTCGTCGAGGGATGCGTGGCGCTTTGACTTTGTCGACGACATTCTTCGCAGCGATCCCCTGGTCGACTGCCCAGTTAAGCATCGTGGCAAGGGTCCGATGATGACGACGAACGCTCGAGGGCGCGAGACGTTTCAACTCTTGAGCAAGCCATCGCTGCACTGCCGGCGGCGTAAGCGCTGAGACTTTGAGATCGCCGAAGGTCGGCAAGATGTAGCGGTTCAGATCGCGCTGGTATGTCCAGAGGGTGCCAGGAGACAGATGGATCGATGCGTCGATCCACTGCTCAGCCAATTCGGCGACCGAGATCGAGCCGTCGTAAGAAGTCCGCAGGCCGCGCTTGATGTCAGTGGTGACAGAGGCGAGATAGGCGGTGGCTTGCTTCTTGGTCTCGAAAGACTTGGCCCGCTGAGCGCCGTTCTCGTCTCGCCAACGTGCTCTCCACTTGCCTCGATAGTTGTCGACTGCCACGTCTCGCCCTTTCAGATCCCTAGCGGTACACATTACGGTACACATTTGGGGCCCGATTCGCACCGATTCGGGCCAGTTGCGGCCATTGCGTCAGTTTGTGACGACGTTGGGAAACTGTTCAGAAAACCAACAAAAACCCCGCTTTTTTGCAGGGTTTTTGATAGTGCCCGGAGCGGGATTTGAACCCGCAAGAAGTTGCCTCCCGGGGGGTTTAAGCGCCCTCTACACGTTCAAGGGGCACATGGGATTAGAGGCCCCCGGTACACCATTTGGTACACGAAAAAGGCCGATTTGTGTACCAGAAAAAACCCTAGCGAGACCCCTCGGCTTTGTTCATTGCGAGACTAACTGGCACTTGGCGATTGAGCTGCGACGATTTAGGCCGAGGGGTTTCTAGACAACCATCACTTGCATCTACGCCCAACGCACGCAAGGCATCGCAGGTGCTGCTGGTACACGTCGGTACACATCGCGCGATTGGCCCCTGTGTGGCCCGTAGAGCGCCTGCCAAGATCGTCGCCGGTAGTTGCGCCACAACGCAGAAGATCCCCCGCCGTGGCCTATTGGCACTAGCGGGGGATCTTCGCAGACCGGCTCAGTTAGGTGTTGCGGGCTCAGCCCTTGAAGGTCTGATCGCTTCCATTCGCCGCAGCAGGGGACGGCGTGATCGAGCCGGGGATCTTGCTCAGAGAATCTCTGAGCCTGGAGGGATGGTGGCGTTCACTGGCAGCGTGAGCAGCGAGGTGCTGCCCTTGTCGCCGATGCCAGCCGAAGCGATCGAGCTCAGAAGACTGAGCACGCCAGCGGTGGCGGCGGTGCCGGCGATGGCTTGCCAATCGGCGGTGAACCAATCGAAGGTGGTCGCAGCCAAGACGGCGATGAGCGCCTGGGCGACTGTCTTGATCGCGCGCTCGGCGGCTGACTTCCAGAAGGTTGCGGTGAACATGGTCATGGCTCCTGTGTTGATTGGGTGAGAACGGTGAAGGGTTCGCAGACCGATGTGGAATGCAGAGCTGCTGAATAGAGCGCCATCTGCACTCGAGCTTCGGGGTCACCACTGGTCGAGGCCAGCGAACCGAGGGCGAAGTGATCGCCGCAGCCGATGGCTTCGTAGCCAAGGGCAGAGCGGCCGACGTGGTAGTCCTCGTCGATGCAGTAGAGAGCGCCCCGATAGCCGACCAGGAACACTCCCCCGCTGTCTTCGTTGTCGCTGCTCTTGGCGAAGCCTCCCTGGTGGAAGAGCTTGCGGCAGGCGTCGACGAAGACGGTGCAGAGGTGCGTCATGTCGTCATCGGTGATTTGCTTAGGCACCTTGAGTCGGTACTGCAGCAGCTGGCCCATGCGGAACGAATCGCAGTAGCCGATCAGATACTCACCAACGGTGTAGCGGGTGATGCGAGTGTCTTCGACTGCAGCGGCGTCGCCGCCGATGATGACGGTGCCGTCATGCTCAAGGCCGACGATGCAGGTCACGACTCACGCTTCCAGAGGTAGGCGTTGCGAAGGTGCACGACCATCCACACGCAGGCGAGGACGGTAAAGGCGGGCCGCGGTTGAGGTCCGAGCGTTGAGTAGACGAGAAAAGGCACGCCGGTCAGTGATGCGGTCAGGCACCAGCCCCACCAGATGCGACGCTCGATGACGAGCGCGTAGACGCCGAGGCCAGCCAGATCGCAAGCGAGAATTAGCCACGTCCAGACCTGCTCACTCATCGTCGAGTTCGTCGAGGAAAGCGACTAGCGAGTCTTCCATTGCTTCGTCGCTGGCGTCAGCCCAGACGGCGTAGAGGCAGTCTGCGTAGCCGGCGAGGTCGACGATCGAGTCACGCACCATGTCAGCGGTGAACTGCTGATCGAGTGCGTTGCCGATGCGCGAGAGCTTGACGCTCAGCATGAAGGCGACTGCCTCAGGCACGCTGAGAGTGACGCCAGTGATCGCTTCAAAGATCTCAGCGGTGCGGCCGTAGTCCACGCTTGGGTGGTTATAGAGCGCACCTCGTGGCCCGTGGCAAAGTGCGTTGGCTTCGGCGGTGACAGAGTCCCAGAGCGGTCCTGGCTGAGTGTCCACGATTGCCTCCTGCGGGCGGTGGTCAGTAGATGTGAGAGGTGAACTTGGCGAGGCTGACGCCTTCGTAGCGACGGCACAGATAGTCGAGGCTGACGAACATGGGGTCGTAGCTGCCGTCTTCGACCTGGTGCTTGACGATCACGCCACGCCAGTGAGCGTTGCCTTGCGGCCCCTTGTAATCCTCGTCATGCAGATAGCAAGCGCCGGCGATGAGTCCGTGATGGCTTCGACCGGCGACGAACCTGATGGCGTAGTCGAGTGTCTGCTGGTGGCCCATTGTGAAGGTGTGGCCGATCTGCTTGAGTCGACCTGCCGCTGCGCCGCCCAATGGGCGGCCACTCATCGGCTGGACATACACATGGCAGTAGCCGACACCATCGATGAACACTGGCTCGAGGTAGCGATGCACCTGCCAGCCGTGCGCTTCGTAGTTGAGATCGTCGGTAGAGATGAGGCCGTGCAGCTTGGGGTCATCGTTCGTTGCCCGGTTGATGCGGTCCTCATGGTTGCCGAGCGTCAGATGCAGCTCGGGCTTGTAGAGCTTGTCTTTCACCTTGCGCTGGTGATCGTTGAAGCGCTCAAGCGGTGCGCACAGAATGTCGAAGGCTTCGTTGGCTGCTTCGATGTCATCGTTGTAGCGGCGACCCTCGAAGGATCGCTTGCCGATGTCGTAACTGCTGAGGCTTGGCATGTCGGCATGGTCGCCAAGGTGCACCACTACGTCGGGCTTGCGCTCGATTATGTAGGCACCGATCCACTCGAGGTGGGCAGTCGGGACTCCTGGCTTGGCTTGCGTGTCAGGAATGACTAGGTGCGTGCGCGTTGAATCAGACATGCAGTCGCCCGTCTGTGGAGGGAAAGAACTACCAGCGACGCTTGCCCCGATGGTGCACAGCCTCATGGCGGTGCAGCTCGTCGGTGACAGCGTCGAAGCGTGCGTCGACCTTGGCGTCGACGGCACGAACATCGCCGCCGATCTGTTTCACGTCGCCGATCAGTTCGTCGAAGCGTTCGTTGTTTGAGCGCAGATTCTGGTCGTGCTGGTCACGGTTCTCGGTGCGCAGTCTTACGACCTGCACGACGAGTGTGGTGATGGCACCGAGCACAAGCGTGATGCCGGTGAGGATTGCGACCCACTCGGCAGCGCCGAAGCCGGGACTGTCGCTGATGGCCGTCGAGGCTTGGGCGAGCATGGCACTAACTGCGACCGGCGTTGATATCTGACCAAGCACTCCAGCCGCCGCCAGGGGTGATCTGATGCGATTGCCAGAGACCGCCAGCAGCGGTGACTGTTACTCGCAAGCGACCGTCGCTGAGCTTCTCGGCAAAGAGGTTTGAGCCGGCGATGCCGCCCATGACTTCGACCCATGGCCCAACCTTGCCGCCAGGCTTTGAGGCCCAAGCGTGGACCGCTTGACCGCCAGAGGTAAGAGCGAACCATTCCTCGCGGCCGTCGGTGTTGATGAGTTTGAACATGTCAGCCTCGCTAGATTCGGTGGGCGTTGGTGCCGGTGGGGTTGGTTGGCCGACGATCGCTTCGACAAGAAGCTGATCGAGAGCTGCACGATCGGGATGGCGTGACCATGCGTCGGAGCGATCCCAGGGTTGGACATCGCCGTGGCAGAACAGACCGGGACGGTTGAGAGCGTCGGTGCCGATCCATTGAGCGTTCGCTGCTGGATCGATTCCGAGGAATCCCCACAGGGCACGGATGGCTTCGCCTGCTCGAGCGATCATTGCTTGGGTGTTGGCATCGTCGGGGCTGAGATCAGCGCTGCGACCGGCGAGACAGATGTGCCAGGTGCGCGAGTTGTAGCCAGAGGCGGCGACGCTGAAGGTGGTGAAGCTAGGCGGAACTAGCACGACCGTTTCTTCGCTGTCGACGATGCAGGCATAGGAGCCGGGATCGCTGCGTCGAGCAATGAAGCCGGCAAGGTTGCGCGCGCTGCCTGGTCCGGTCGGACCCTCAGAGGTGTGCACGCCGATCGCATAGGTCGGCGTTGCGTTCCTTGAGGGATAGAACTGCGGCGACGCCGGTGGATTGTCGAGCAGGTAGTAGCCCA